CCAACTCATATAATTTTCCGTATTTGTATCGTTCTATTGTATGTTATTTATGGTAACCTGTCAACCTTATTAATTAACCTTGCTGTAGAGCTTGATCTCTATAGAATTTTTCATCTGCATCAAGACTCTGTTGAAGTTTTCCATTGGCAATAAAAGTATTCAATTGAATTTGTTTAAGCTCAGCCACTGTGGCTGTGCCTGCTTTTTCCATAATCACACCCAATCTAGTCATTAAATCTGCTTCACCATTTGCTGGATCAAACCCAGCCATAATACTGCCCAGACTACTTCGTTTAATAGCATTAACTGATTGAAGGGCTTGTTTGTTTGCTGTTTCAATTTTTGTCTTTTCTTCTGGTGCTTCATCGCCGGTAAGAGCTTTGTAACCAAAATATCCTGCTGTGCCCACAGCCGCGACTCCTAATGCACCAAGTATTACTGGAAGACTGAAAGTTCCCATTACCATACTACCCAAGGTTACAGCTAACGTGCCTGCGCCTCTGGCAATGACAGACAAAGCAGTACCACCTGCAACTTTTCGTGCCAAGTTTTTCCACCATTTATCTGTCTTACCTGGGGAAGCCTTGCCTTTACCTTTGCCTTTGCCGTCACCAATATCTCCGCCACCAAAGAAACTGAATGAATCACCGCCACCATCGCCATCTCCACCACCCATCATGCTTTGTTGAGCAACAAGAAATGCAACTGCGGCCGTAACTTCGGCGGCATCAAATCCTTCTGCAAGATTTCCTTCGCCTAATCCCATAGTAGTTCCTAGTCTTTCAATTATTGACTGTGCAAAAGCATTAGTGGCTTCTGCATCACCTGGTGTAAATCCCATAATCTCTGTGTTTGCCATCTTGGTTAACAGTTGACTTATAAACTTCTGCAGGTCTCTATCTCTAGTACCTAATGCTTCAGCCTGACTTAAATTTTGTAATTGTAAATTGTTTAGATCTTGCCCTCGTAAGGCTTGCATAGACTGATTTAATTGTTGTATTGATGAAAGAACTGTGTTAGCACCTCCGGCCGCACTAGACCCTCCAACTACCAATTGTGTCATCTGTTGAATGAAGTTTTGATTTCCCATTAGTGACTGCATTTGATCACCCATGCCTGATATTGCACCTACATCATTGGCAATGTATGCTCTCATGATATCTGCAAAAGCAGGACCACCTTGTTGTTGCATCAATTGACCAGCTTGTACTAATTCTGGGGCCATTTGTTTTAGAGCCACTTCCATGCTCATGCCTGACTGTGCGGCGGCATTTGCAATTTCTGTTAACCGTGGTCCTAATTCATCTCCTAGCATAGCCTGTACAACATTTGCCGAATTCATTGCTCTGGCCTGTTCATCAGCATCCATGCCTGCAAAACGTAAACCACCTACAGCTGATCGTCTTTCTGCCATTCTAGCTCTGATCATTTCTCTTCTATCAGCACCTGTAAGATTTGCCATTGCTGTAGTTTCATACAGCATTCTGCCTAGACCTTCATTGGTTCCTTGTAATTGGCGATTGACTTGTTCTTGACTCATGCCCATTCTTTGCATGATTTCAATTTCTTCCAACATCACTGAATTTAATTCTGCTACAGCAAAACCAAAATCACCAAATGGTCTGGTGACACCTGCAAATGATGAACTTAAATCAGTGAATCTTTTCATTCCGCCATCAACACTACCACCTAGTACTGAAACACTTCTACTGCTCTGTTCTAGTGCATTGGTTAGATCTCTGAGGTATAAACCTGCATCGCCGGCCGCTGTTCTTAAATCCAACATGTTGCCGTATAATCCGCCACCTGATATCTGTGCCATTTTTTTGGCTTCTTGTGCAAAAGTATCTGCAATACCTAGTGCAAAACCACCGCCTGCGGCCGCGGCCTTAGTAAAAGCACTTGTAAGTCCACCTATAAACTTTCCAACGCCTTTGTCGCCAAATGTTTCAGATAGTGCTTTTCCAGCCGAACTGAATCCAGTTAATGCAGGCCCTAGTGTGGCTGTTAATGATGTGTTGCCTTTTGCTAGAGCATTAAATCCTTGACTTATTCCTGCACCAAGTTTGGCATATTCTTGTCGTCTTGCTTTTGCTTCTGCTTTTACTTGTGCTTCAGTTTTTCTGTTTGAGACTTTTTGCTCTTGATTGCCTTGCTTGGTCTCAGTCTTAATTGATGAAAGATGTGATTCCATTTTCTGCAAACCTGCGGCAGATATTTTGTTACCACGCATGATTGAAGTCAATATGCCCTGTGACATACCGGTTGCATTGGCTACTCTCTGCAGAGTGGCCTCCATTGCAAAGTCAGGTATCTGTACATTCTCGCCGTTTATACTAATTGTTGCCATTAAACACCTATATAAATAACTGTGTATAACCAAAGATACACAATGTATTTATTAGAGGAAAATCATGTCGAATAACCCATTAATGTCGCATATGCGACAAGAAACTGTTTTTGTTTCGTTGCCTAGCAAAGGAAATTTCTATAAACAAAAGCCAGATCTAACAGATGACGGAGAAATAGGTGTGCGAGCTATGACCAGTGCAGATGAAATTGCATTGAAAGTTCCTGATGCACTATTCAATGGAGAAGCCACATACAGAGTATTACAAAGTTGTTGTCCACGCATCAAAGATCCTAAAGAAATGCCTTACAATGATGTTGATGTTGTGCTGTTGGCAATACGCAGAGCCACATACGGCAATGAACTTAATGTGCCAGTAAAATGTAAAAATCCTGAGTGTGGTCATGAACAAGAATACATCAAAGAACTTGATCCTGTACTTGCACAGATTCCTATATTAGAAGATACATACACAATCAAAGTTGGTGATCTTACAGTTTATATTAAACCAATCGATTTACAGTCTACAACACAATTACAAATTCAAGCAGTAGAACAAGTAAAAATCAATGAAACACTTTCAACCTATGAAGGCAATCATGATCAGATCTCAGCATTTCAAAACAGCATGAAAACCATTGCAGACAGTAATTCAGAAATTATTTCAAGATGTGTTTACATTGTAGAAATGCCAGACAAAACCAGAATTGAAGATCCTGAGCATATTACCGAATGGATTAATAACATTGATGTTGTAACATTCAATACTATTATGGACAAATTAATGGAGATTCAGTCTGTTGTAATGAAAGTGTCAGTGCATGGCGAATGTGTCAAATGTAGTACACCTTTTGATCAACCATTGGTAGTGGATCAATCGCATTTTTTCGCATAAGCGTCTCTCAGAGTGACTACCAGCAGGTTAGGGCGGCGCAGGAAAAAATAGATGCTGAAAGAAAACAATTAATTGCCAATGTCATGGATTCTATATTATACACCGACGGTGCATTTTCTTATCACGACTTGCTTATGATGGAGCCCAATGAGATACAGATAATGATTGAAAGATTTACTAATAAGATAGAACAAGAAACTATGGCAAGACAATCTGCGTCTGGTAAAAAATCTGTGAGTTTATAATCTGTTGCGTCTATGCACAAACGCTCTATCGTCATCACTCCAACTGTTATAATAACCCTGTCGTTCAAGTGTTTTACTTGCATCAACCAAAGCACTATATCTCTGTAACAGCAACAAACCAGCAATACCAAAATTCATTTCAACACCACTTACCAATTCATAATGATCTGGATGATCCATCAACAGCCACATGTCATGTGGTTGCCATACATCATTGAATTGCAGTTTGGTCTTCAACATAGCTTCCAATGGTTTGTCATAGAACCACCATATGGCAACATCTAAACTGTCGTCCCAATCTGCCGCCACATGACTGAGTTCGTCCCAATTGGTAAATTTTTGTATGCTTACTCGTTCATCTAACAGAGCCTTTTTTGCAAAAGGACATGGAGGAAAGTTGTTCAGTAATGGATTTGGTTTGCTTACAAATTTAGTGATCCAAGAACGGATCTGTTCATCCATTGAAGTAATCACTAAGTTTTTGTGCATGTTCTCTACATTTTTCATAATCGTGGCCTGCCACAAAGGCAAGTCGTTGACCTCCTGGAGGATTAGAATCTTCTATGTTGTCGATATCATAGTACACGAAGTTTACGCCATCTGCAACCGAAAACTTGACTCTATCTGCCAATTTCATTTTGTATTTTTTGTTCAGTTTACCCCAAACAGGAACAGTACAACCTTCTTTGAAGTCTTTGATAGCATGCCAGGTGCCCTGTTCATAAAAGTATTTAACCTGTTTGATATACTGTGGTCCCCACGCACACATCATTTCTGTGTTACAACGAGGATGTACTTCTATGCACTTGTCTCCTATAAATTCAAAATTCAACATGCCTGTATACTCTTGCAGATGATTATCTATAAATTCTAGAATGAATCTTCTTCTGTTGAATGTTGCAACTTCATTGGGTGATTCATGTATTGGTATGCTTTGCCAATGCGAAAATCTACCATCCCCTATTGAATATCCTACTGTGCATCTCCAATCAAGCACTTTGCATTGATCCAGAGCAATATCAAATGTACTGTGTTCACCTGTTAATACTTCCATACAAATGTGTGCTGGGTAGTAGTTTTTTAGATAATCTTCTTTGTCCACACAATGTGAAGTGTTTATGCCCATGCCCCATATGTTCTGCAAAGGCTTTGAAAAGCAAGGTAAAAAGTCAGGAGTAAGTTTTCCATGCGGAAACCATTTCATGTTCTGTATATCCAGAATACGCCTTTTGTCAAACATCCATTCAAGAGTAGGATTTAAATCTAAAGCATCAGGATCGTGCAAAGGAATATCGACAGAAGGAGTTAACTCCAAGTTCTCGCAATGATGCGAAAACTGTTCATCGCCCAACCACATTTAAAATCTCCTAAACGATGAACAAGTTCATCGGATTCTTCGTCTAAAGACTCGAATCATTTGTTATACTTAGTCTATTTGGCTTTGGTTCAGTCGCACTTAGCCTGTTACGGCAAAGCACAACTGGTCCATTTGTCTCGGAACCGACGCATCATCATTGTACAACCTTACGGCAGAGGCGGTTGAGCGATACCCCTTTACGTACATCTTTATCAACGCAAGACCACCCTAAGCCATGATGACGACATTCGGGCTACTTCCAGGTTACAATGGCGCAGTAGAGCCTGGTCATTTGGTTTGCTTTCCTCAAGCAAGATCCGACGGTACAGCTTGTATACAATCTCAATGCTTTTTATAGAGAGGATATGTTTTTGTGTTTTTGGAGATTTTCTTTAAGGGCCTTGGAACTGCCGACTCGTACATTTATTATGCCATTGTAGTAATCGTCTGTTAGTAGCACCTGTCTAGCAAATTGCTCTTGTGCTTCTAAGTAACTAAGTTCGCCTCGTGTTGTGCAAAAATAAAGTATTTCTCTGGTGAAATTTTCTGAGCCTAATTGTTCTACGTCTGCCAATAAGTGATCTGAACTACCCCAATACTCACGCCAATCGCTTTCTACTGTAGTTCTTCTTTTGTTTTTCTTGCCTTTTAATGGTGGTCTAGTTTTTTTAAATTTGGCAAGTTTCTTGCCTATATACTTCTTACCATTAATTTTGTTTGTGATTAAGTAAACAAAGCCAACGTAGTCTTCTGAAACAGTATCTACGGCTTTGCCTTTGTATGTCCACATTTTATGTTTATGTTACCTGTGTGTATGGTAAGACTTCTTAGTCAGTGATTCCGTACTTTTTGTATAGATCTTTTGGTAATTTTTTCTTACATTTTCTAATTTTGTTGTTTTCATAAGGTTGGTCCCAACCACCTATTGTTACAGTTGGAGTTGAAGATGTAAGCGAAGTAAGATCAGTTACATCTGCAATGCTCACAGTATCATCTTCATAATAGCTATCAACTATACCCATTTCATCTAAGTGGTTTGATAGGTCAACACTCAATGTATCTGTCATATAATCATCATTGCCCACAATTAATGTCCTTTCTGTGTGCGGTGCACCAAAATCTCTTTCGTACACAGTTTTACCACCATCAGGTGATTCATATATTTTTTTAGGTTTAAATGCACTTTGATCGTGCCTTGGATCCATCTGTTGTTTGATGTGTTCTTCACTAGACATCAAATGCCTCCACGTCAACATCAAACGTAGTAAAGCCATTTTCTTTTGTAACCTGTAGTACATTGTTTACTCTGCCCACCAGTTCTTCTTTGTGTGAAATCAACAGTATGTTTTTATTGCGTTCTCTTTCTGTTTTCTTCAAAACACTCAATGCATTGTCAACACCAGCACTATCCATACCACTGTCTATAAGTTCATCAATGGCCATAAAGTTAATTGGATGATTCATGCTTTCAAACACATCACGGAAAGCCCAACTCAAGCTCAATATCAATCTGTTGCGTTCACCTCTAGACAGATTATCAAAGTCTAAGTCTTGTCCTAGTTGCTGTATGCTTACTTCTAAATCAGGTTGGAACATAACATCATGTGGCAATCCTAACTGATTAATATAGTAGCCTAATCTGTTGTTTAAGAATATTAGATTCTGTTCAATGATGCGTTTTCTAACAAAACTATCCTTGTTTGTCAACAGTTTGTACAGAAAGTCTTGGTGTTCACGCACTTTTACCAGTTCGTTCATTGTGTCCCAATTGACTTCTTGTAACCCTTCATTACGCATTTGATCTATTTGTTCACTGTATGGATCAACTGTGTCTTGTAGTTTTGTTACTTCTGCACGTAAAGTTGTTAGTGTGTTCTGATGTTGTAGGGCCTCTGTTAACGTGTTATAGTGCGTTACTGGCATTTGTCCTAACGTGCCAATGTTTGCAATAACATCATTGTGTTCTTTTTGTTGTGCTTCACTTTCTAACAAATTGTTTCTTGCTTCGCCCAACTGTTCTTCTTTGTTACGCAGTATCTGTTCTTGACTGTCATCATGCAGATCCTGTCCACAAGCATGACACTTGTGATCTTTTAACAGTTCAATTTCTTTTTCAAGTTTGTTTACTGTTTTGTCATACTTTTTATATTCACTGACAATATTGTCTAGCCAACGTTTTGTTTCTGTCAGTTTATTGTTGTTTGTGTTCCATTCTTCAAGTTCTGTGTGTTTTGCAACTTCTTGATCAATGTCTAGCAATTCCATGACTGATATTTCTTTTTCAATATCAACTATGTCATCATCACGTTTTTTAATCCACATGCGTTGTCGACGTTCCATATCGCTGATGCTTTTTTCAAAACGTTCGTTTGCTTCTTTGACAGCTGATATTTTAATTTCTTCTTCTTTGATGCTGTCACGCACAGTTTTCTGTTGTTCTTTGAGTCGTTCTGCTTTTTCTGTAAGCATTGTGATACCCAACAACTGCTCAATGATATCTCTTTGATCATTGTTTTTCATGCTCAAGAAAGGTTCTGTGTATGTGTTTAGTGCCACAATATGTTTGAACATGTCATGACTCATACCCAATAGTCTGTCAATGACTTTTTGTGTTTCTCTGCCTTCGCCTTGTTGTTCATCTGTGGCATCTTCACCAGATTGATGATTCTGCACATAGAATCTAAAGAAACGTGGGCTACGACCTCGTTCTACTCTGTATTCAACACCATCCTTTTCAAACTCCACAGTAACCACCATGTGCTTACCATTGGTTTTGTTGATAAGGTTGTCTTTCTTGATGTTGTATAGAGCTAGGCCATACAGACTGTAGCTGAGTGCATTGATAATAGTAGTTTTACCTGTACCATTACGAGAACCATCTCCGCCTAAGTCCAAGTTGTTGCCCAACACTAGTGTAAGGCCACTGCGATCTATGTGAACAGCCTGAGTGACATTGCCAACACTCATGAAGTTCTTCATTGTGATAGTTTTTAATTTAAGCATTTAATCCTTGATAGATATCCGTTAGTAGTTTCTTGTCTATAAACTCGCTGTCAACCAAGTTTAATTGATTATACACTATTTGATCAACACTTTCAACCTCTATATTTGCCTCTTCAGCCCAATCAACTGCATGATCATCACGTTTAACAGGCACAAGACTGAATTCACGTAGGTTGTAATCCTTTGTGAGTGTTTCTTTGAGAAAGTTTGCTTCTTCATAGCTGACATTTACATCCATAGACACACGAGCATACACATTATGATCTAGATATTCTTCTGGTTTGTCAACTAGTTGACTCAGTGGTATAGTGATATATTTGGGTCCTGCATAGTTTACATACTCAGGCTCACCACCCCAATCCAAAAACATAGCACCACGTTCATGATCCCAAGCATCTGCATAGTTGTGTCCAAAAGGTGAACCTAAATAGTGTACATTCTTTTTGCTTTGTCTTTTGTGAAAGTGTCCTGAAAACACATATTCAGGGTGTGCAAAATCATCTGCTTTTAGTTCTCCATGATCAGGCATGTCTACCATAGCATTCATTTTAAAATAGGGCAACTCAAAATGTCCAAACACATAACGTGATTTGATCTTCTTCATGTTTTTCCATTCATCGCCTACTAACCATGGAACCAGTGCAACACCATTTTCTTCCAACATAGCATCATTTACCATGTGTACATTATGGTGCAATCCAGCATAGGGCATACTGTTTATTTCACGTTTTTCACGATAGTATAGATCGTGGTTGCCCATGATCATGTATACATTTTTAAATGTTTCTGCTAAAAAGCCTACATTGCTCACACTATAGTTTAATGTGCTGGTGTTCAATGTAGCTCTGTGGTGATGCCAGTCGCCTAAGAATATACAGGTTTCTGCTCCACGTTGTTTGCTTTCTTCACAAAACCATTTGACAAATGCCTCACAATCATTGTTGTAAGTTCTGTTGTTGTTTTTATTGCCAAAGTGAATATCAGTGAAGCACGCCACTTTCTCAAAGAATTGCATTTTAATTTACCTGTTTGTTGATGGTACTGTAGTATGTTCGTCAAGTTCTTTCATTTTCATTTCGTGTTCAATCTGTCTTGTCCAACTTGGATTTTGTCCTGCTTCTATCAACAGATCATCTCTTATGTTTTGATTACGTTTTTCTAAATTTAGAACTCTTGTAAAACTGTTTGTAATGGCGGCTGTGTAATATGCAAATGGATTCTGTGATTTGCTTTCATCAAACTGCAAACCTATTTGAGATAGTTGCAGTAGTGCCTGCGAACGCATTTCATCTACATATGTATATCCTCGCCAGTTACTTCGCATACTGTAACGATGACACAACATCATGAACATTTTTGCTAGTTTAGGTGTTATTGTTCCATGATCCACACTAAAATGTCCGTTGCCTATTCCGCCTTCCCAATGACTGCGTAGCACTTCTTCCCATTCACCTTCTTTCAGTCTAACATGTTTGAATGGTGGATAGTTACATCTTGAATGATGATCTGCCACAGTTTTTGGTTTATTTTTACGTTGCTCCAGTGGTATGTGATCAAATGTCATGACTCTGATAACTAATTCATCGTCTTTGATTGACTTTGGATCCACATTGAATTGGTTTTGTTTAGGTCGTTGACTGCGTTTACCATTGTTTGTTTCCCAGTCTAACATGGCTTCTTCGTACATGCGTTTCTCTTGTCTCGTTGCACGATTCTGCCTTGCTTCTTTCAAAACACTTCTGGTAATCTTATCGTCTTTGCCTATGATGATATCATATACTGTATTTTCTTCATCTTGAAACCAACAGAAACTCAGTTTGCTCTTGTGAATCTCTGCTAATAGGTCTTTGTTGTTTAAATAATTTACTCTTTTTGCCATTGAACCTCTTTCAGATTTATGTTAGTATAGTATGTCTGCGTACAAAAGTCAACGGTTTTTCTGCAGGCTAAATACATGTAACAGAGGTTTTGTATGAGATTTAGTGAAATTACAGAAGCAGTAGCAGACAACATCGCAGTTTTTTATGGCGGTCGTTTTCAACCTATGCATATAGCACATCAACAAGTTTATGATCATTTAGTATCAAAGTTTGGGACCGCTAATGTATTTATCGCTACAACTTTCAGTCAAAAAGCACAAAAGGCACATGCAATGAAAGACTTCAGCAGTGATCCTTTTACGTTTGATGAGAAGAAATCTATCATGTCCAAAATGCATGGCATTCCTGCAGACAAGATCATTGACACAAATCCATACAGACCAGATCTTGCCAAGATAGGCAGAGATCCTAACAAAACAGCAATCGTTGTGGTGTATAGTGCAAAAGATGCCGGACGACTTGGCACTGGTGGAGTGTTACAACCATACAAAGATGGAGAACTACAACCAGCCAGTGATGATAGAGCATACGTTTATGTTGCTCCTGAAATGCAAGGTGGTATGAGTGCCAGCGATTTTAGATCAGCAATGAGCGATCCAAACAACACAGATCAAGCAAAAGCACAGGTGTTTAAAAAATTCTTTGGCAAGTTTGATGACGGTGTTTACAATTTTATAAATGGAAGATTAAATGCGAACTGATGCTAGACCCATGCTTAAACCAAAAGGCACTGGAGGCCAAAAGGTAAACAATTTACTGTTTGGAGGTCCTGCTAGAGCGTTAAAATCTAACACTGGTCGTACAGGTGCTATGGTTTTTCCATACACACCAACCATCACATATCAACGAGGTGCTAACTATGGAACATACGATCTGCCTCACACAAATTATCAACCTGTGTATTATCAAAACACCGCTTCACCTACTGTGCAGGTTACAGGCCTGTTTACAAATCAAACAGAAGATGAATTGCGTTACACACAAGGTTGTTTGCATTTTTTAAGAATGGCCAGTTTGTCTCATTTTGGTGAAAAAGATACACACAGAGGAACACCACCTCCTGTGCTATTGTTTAGTGCCTATGGTGCAAATCAATTTAGTAATTGGCCGTGTGTGGTTGCAAACGTTTCTTACACACTTGATAGTGAAATAGACTATGTTGAATCAGGATCTCAAAGTATATCACAGCAACTAGGAAACCAAGATGTAGGCCTTCAACAAGGCTTAGCAAGAATAGGTGGAGTTGGAAGAAGCAATGTGATTCTACCTGCACAGATGTTTATTGCTATTGATCTAAGGTACCAACCAGATCTTATGTCAACGAGAAAAGATTTTAGTCTTAGTGAAATGGCCAATGGTAGCTTACTTGATAGAGGATTTGTATAATGCAATATAGAACTGACAGTCATTTAGCAAACACTCGAGTGAATTCAAAATTTACAGAACTGTATGAACCAGGCAATGATATGTTCACAGCTGATACCACTGAATTAGTGATTGAAGACCAACATAATCGCCGACCTGATTTATTAGCAAACCAGTTGTATGGCAATCAAAGACTGTGGTGGTTATTCATGCACTTTAATCCAAACATACTGAAAGACCCTATAATGGACTTTACAGCAGGCAAAACTATTATAGTTCCTGTTGCTCAACGTAGTTCAATTGACATGAGGATGTAGTCCATGGTTCTTAACTGGCTTTTTGGTAAATCTGATTCCGGTACAACTACTGATCAACAATACATAAATGATGGTAGTAATTCAGGACGCTGGGTCGAAGGCAATTTACTCGATAAAAATAATATTTCTATATACGGACCACACAAAGGTATGATGTATGATCCTGGAAATAATTTTTACTTTACGGATGATAATGCTAATCCATTATGGGAACAATGGAGGAGAGATCAACAAGAAGTAAACGACATAATGAACCAAGATCAGACGTATACTCCTAAGAATGATCGTATACAGCCAGCGGATTTAGAAAATGTTACCGATGATGGCATTTATGTGCCAGACTTACCCAATGAGAAAGACGTTAGTCATCTTTATGGTGAGAGGTTTGATGGTGACCTTGAGGTAATGAACCAGCGAGGATTCAGACACAGACAGAATAAAACTACTCCTGAAGAACCGCCATTCATGATAGGTGATTGGTTACCAAACACACTCAATGATATGGATAATGCCACATATCATTTCACTCTGTACATAGATAACAAACAATTTGTGAACAGAGGATTATACGAAAATCAAGGTGTTATTATTGCTGAAACTGGTTCTACCACATATTTTCACATTGATAATGTAGAAATTGCTTCACCTACAGGCGGATCTCATGCAGTCACAAACCTTGCACCTGAAATAACTTTTACACTTACAGAACCTAACGGTGCCGCATTTTTTCCCAAGTTGATGGCCATATGCGAAGCCAAAGGAATAGATGCTGTGGCGGAGGCCGGATATGCACTTGAACTAAGATTCAAAGGCAGAGATAAAATAACTGGCGATCCAAAAATGTCAAAACAAACATGGGTGTATAATCTTGCAGTAACAGATGTACAAACAAAGCATGGCATCGATGGTAGTACCTATAATTTTAGATCAGTTCATCTGGCAAACACGGCGGCAAAAGCATCGTGGAATAACCCTAACGAAACAATCACAGTTACACAATGTTCTACGCTAGGCGAAGCAATGAAAGGACTTGAAGAACAACTTAACAAATATCACAACAGAAAAGCATTACAGAGTTCTTCAAAACCAGACACAGTAAAAATAGAATTTGATGAAGGAACTGAAGGTTGGGCTTCATGGAAAATGCTACCTCCAACAGGTAGTTCAACCAACACAAACAAACCTGAGAAAAGCGACTGGACATTAGATGCTGGTAGTTCTGTGAAAGATTTTATGACAAAGCTCATACTACACACAAAAGAAATGGAAGATAGATTAGATACAGCAGGTGTGGATATTAAAATTGACACCAGAGAAAAACTTGATCATGTCAAAGATTTTTACATCAAATATTTTAAAATTAAAACTTCTGTAGAAATTGGCATGTTATGGAATAATGCACAGAAAAAATTCAATGAAGATTGTACCTACTCCATTTGCCCATTCAATGAACCGCCTCCAGAGAAACAGGCTCGTTATGAACAGATTGCAGACAGCGTTAAAATACAAAAGCAAAAACTCGCACGAATCAAAGAATTAAATCTAATGACGAAACGCTATGATTATCTTCACACAGGTTTAAACACAGAAGTTTTACAGTTCGATGCAACATTGGATATGGCATTTTTTCAACCTGAAGTTGCTTATGGTGGTAGAACATCCTACAATGTAAAAGCAAAAGAAGCCGACATACCCGAAGATCCTAGTGATATTCCTGATCCATCATCTGAAGCGGCTATACTAGGACGTCTTCAGAAACAAATCAATGACCAATTAAAAATTAGAACAGAAGCTGGCCAAAAAGAACAAGAACTGCTGGCTAGACGAGATACCATAATGGAAGGCCTAAATCGTCGATTGGAGTCTGGAGAATCAGGAATGCAAATACCAATTGATGTACTTAAACTGGAAACAGAAGCCAAAAAACAACGTGCAATAAGACTTGAAGCAGATGCATTGTTGGATCAGCTATCTGATCAAAAAGCTGATAGATTGTCACAGTCTTATGCTGATAGCATAGGTATTGGAGATAGTACAGAACGTCAATATCTAGGAGATATTCAAGGATACAAAGCCAACAATGTTACTAGAAAATATCTTCCTACTTTTGCTAAACGTGTTAATCAATCTAATAATAGTTCACTGAGAGAAGTAGCAAAACAAAATTTAGAAAATACCGGTGGTGATATGCTTAACATAGAAATAGGCATTAGGGGAGATCCTTATTGGTTAGGTCCTCCTTCTTCAAAGACTGGTTATACTTCTACTGGTTCTAATTCCTTTGAAATTAATGACACAGAGTTGGTAGACTATGATATTGGTCCTCCAATATTTTTATTCAATATGTCTTTTCCAGATCCAGAACATGGCAGTAAGCCCTATTTTAACAAACTGTATGCTGGTGTTTATAAAACAATGACTGTGATACATCAATTTCGTGCAGGTCAGTTTACACAATTCCTTACAGGCGTTAGAGATACTAGTATAACAACAACCAATGTGATGATGTTAGTTGCGGCGTTAAAACCAACGTTGGTTGGAAAAGGAGAAGCAGTAAAACCATCAAGTGAAACTGGCGATGAAGGACTCAATGATGTAGCAGGAGATGGAGCAACAGTCGCCCCAGCTGGTGAAGTACCTGCTACAGTTTCTGGCAGAGAACAACAAGTGATGGATAGATTGATAAACGAACATGGACTTACACCTGCTCAGGCGGCAGGTATTGTAGGTAACCTCAACAAAGAAAGTGCGTTGCGAACTGGTGCTAGAAATCCAGGAGATGGTAACGATGGAAGTGACAGTATTGGTATAGCACAATGGAATAGTACTAGAGCAGACAACCTCAAAGCATTTGCGGCCAATAGAGGCGTCAGTCATTTAGATTTAAATACACAAGCAGATTTCATCATGCATGAATTAAAAGGCAGTGGTGCATATGGTGGCGGATCTGAATCTGGTGCATGGAATAGATTGAAGAACGCAACTAACGAACAAGCGGCCGCAGAAGCATTTACATATTACGAACGATTCAAAGATTACAATGTTGCTGGTAACCACGAAACAAAATCTAGAAAATCACAGTCTAGTAGAATTTTAAATGAATATTACAATAAGGCACAAGAAAATAATATAGGACTAGGATAATGAAACGACTATCAACGATTAGAACAAGAGATATAGCACAAGGGTTTGCAGAAAAACGAGCATATGAACATATAAATCCTCGCGAGAACACATTGAATGGTGTTTATCTTGCAAGAGTTGTACAGAATATCGATGAAGAATACAACGGACGTTTCAATGTAGAACTGCTGGATGATACAATTCCTTCTAACGATCCAGGAAAAAATCCAGAAGATTTAATTGGCATTAAAACCATAATACCAACATCACCATTTGGCGGAACAACCTCAGTAGATGGTGCAACAGATAACAAAAATTATGCAACCAGTCAAAGTTCGTTTGGTATGACGCCTCAAGCACCACCAATAGGAGCCACTGTGATAGTAGCATTTGTCAAAGAACAAAAAGAAGGATTTCTACTAGGTGCTATTTTTGATAAAGATAGAAACTACACCTTGTCCGGATTACCTCATGCATTGGTGCAAGAAGAACCTCCTATTAGAGCTCCATCGAGCGAACTTAATCCTAACACAAAAGATTTTAATAAAAAAATAAGAGCGGCTCATCCAATGACCGCCAACATTGCAGAAGCAGGACTGGGTGGTGATTACATTAGAGGCCTAAGCAGTAGTGGTATGCGTAGAGATACTGTGAATAATGCATTTGGTTTTACTACAAAATCAGGACACAGCATCACAATGGATGATGGAGGAGCATCAGGCACAGATCGTTCTATTAGAATTAGAACAGCCAATGGTGCTCAGATTCTGTTGCATGATGAAGCAGAAATAATTTACATACAAGGCGCCAATGGTGCTGGATACATTGAAATAGATGCCGCAGGACACATTGACGTCTACAGTCATGATACATTTAGTGTACACGCTGAAGCAGGAATTAATTTTAAAACAGACGGTTCTTTCAATGTAGAAGCAGGTGCAATCAATATGAAAAGTATGCAGAGCGGAATTAAAATGGAAAGTGCCACAGGCAAAATTGAAATGCATAGTGCAACTGATGTTACCATTAGTGCAGATGCAAATGGCAATCTAAACTTTGGAGGCAACCTTCGAGCTACAGCAACAAGAATTGATTGGAATGGACCAACAGCCGACAAGGCAGAAAAGCCTGTACCTGTTGCTCACGCCCAAAACACAGGTGTAAAAGAAAGTGTGTCGGGCAGAGTTCCTGAGCATGAACCTTGGCTTGGTAGAGAAACTAAGGCGGCCCCATCGGCAGGAGGTGCCGAATCAGGCGGAGCAGGTCCAAGATGACAAGACTGACAAACACGAGCACCGTATTTCCTACAAGTTCATTGATTGAATGGAGTGAATTTACAATTCGCAACACGCTGGACACAGCCAATGAAGAAGTTATTGAGAACAGAGAATTGAGTGCAAAAGCTGTTAGCAGACTGTTACAGACATACACATTTAAAATGCACACAGAAAAAGGTGTGCTTGGATATATCACAGTAGACAATGATGACAAATACCCATATGGCATAACTGAAGCTGATGCATTCAGTGATTGGATTATTAGTGTTAAAAACAAAGAAAAAAGCCTTAAAAATATTTTGCCCAAAGAGTTTTACATTACACAAGCACAATATGATGCACTGGTAATATTTTTTATTACCACCGGACAGGTCAATAAAGTGCAAACCACAACTGGTATCTATGATGTCAAAGAAAAAATACTTGCTAAAGATTGGGAAACAGTGGCAAGTATGATCATCAATGACAAAAGAGATTTTAATTTAAATCAACAGGCAGGCACCATAATGATATTGGGCGACTATGGATATTTAAACAGCAGAGTGTTTCTAAGAAACCAAGGCATACAAAGGTTGCGTAGGAAATATTCATTCATCATTAATGGATACAATAAAAGACAAGCAGAACACAGCTATTATAGAGAAACACAAAAGTTTCTGCCAAATATGAGTGAAATGCGTCAAAGAGAAGTTGCATCTTTGTATAAAACTGATTCTTACACAACGTAAAAACACCACTTTTTTTGCTCATAAATAAATGTATGAGATTTGTAGGATATACAACCGTTGATCAGCCATTAGTGCCTAAGATTTTGCATGACAAGGACCTTGCCATTCAGGATCTAAAAAATCATTTTTTTACACGCATAGGCGAACGTGTGATGGATCCTGACTTTGGAAGCATTATTCCAATGATGGTTTTTGAACCAATGGATGATTTAAGCATATCAGAAATACAAGCAGATGTTGAAAGGATCATTGGGTTGGATCCTAGATGGAGTCTAATAGATTTGAACATAATTGAAGATAATAACAATTTGACTGTACAGTTAAAAGTGTCATATCTAAATAGACAAGAAGAGGACCTTTTCCTCGCATATGAAAGAGATATACAGTAATGGCACAAGGAACTAGACAAAACACATTATTTGCGGCTGAAGATTTTACAGTAGTTTACGAAAGTTTTGCAAACAGTAATTTTAAAGCATATGATTTTGATACCATACGCTCAGCAATGGTAAACTATGTGCAGAACACTTACCCAGAAGAATACAATGACTGGATTCAAAGTTCTGAATTTGTTGCATTGATGGATCTTGTGTCATACTTTGGACACAACCTTGCTTTTAGATTAGACTATGCCACTAGAGAAAACTTCTTTGGCACAGCTCAAAGACGTGAAAGTTTGATTAGACAATCTAATCTAATTAACTATCGAGTAAGACGCAATCTACCAGCATTTGGTTTTGCAAAAATAGTTGACATACAAACCAATGAAATTGTGTATGACATCAATGGTACAAACTTACAGAACAGTAAAGTAAGTTTTGAAAACGCAACTGAATATGAAAACTTTATTACAATCATGAATGCTGTACTACAGAGTACAACTCCATTTGGTTCACCTACCAGTAGCAAAACAATATCTGGAGAAAAGTTTGACTTTTATAGAATGAACAGTTCTGTAGGTCAGCCAGTATTTAAATTTAGTGCTACAGCAAATGGTCAGACAGACAATTTTGAATTTGTAGGTTTGAGATATGACAGCAACAATGATTCAATCCGAGAATCTATACCATCGCCAGCGGCCGGAACTGATATCATTTACAGAAATAACAATACAGGTATAGCAGGTGATAACACAGGATTTTTTATAGGCCTTAAACAAGGCACACTTGCGTTTGAAGACTACGGAATCACATCTCCACAGATGAACAAAATCATTGATATTAACACACCAAATATCAATGATACAGATGTATTTGTACAAAGTATTAACCAAAACGGAACAGTTTCTGCAGATTGGACCAATGTAAGTGCATTAACTGGTAACAACGTGATTTATAACAGTTTGGTCAATTCAGATAGAAATATTTTTAGCACAGAAAGTAGAAGTGAAAATGCAGTAAGTATCAAATTCAGTGATGGTAATTTTGGTAATATTCCGCAAGGCACAACCAGAATTTGGTTTAGAACAAGCAGGAATGAAACATACACACTACGACCAGTTGATGTAGGTAAACAAACAATTACCATGGACTATACAGGTGCTGATGGCAACAGCTACACAGCTACCATTGGCATTCAGCTTAAAGAAAATATCAGCACAGCAAGTTCAGGTGAAACAAATGCTGATATAAGACTGAATGCACCACAAACATATACTTCTCAAGATCGTATGGTAAGTGCAGAAGATTATACAGTTTATCCTTACAGCGTCAGTAGTAATATTAAAAAGATAAAAGCACTTAATAGAACACACAGTGGTCACAGCAGATTTGTTGACAACATAGATCCAACTGGAAACTATCAAGACATTACGCATTTTGGAAATGATGGTATTATATACAATGAAGGTAAAGTAAAATCCACTGAATTAGCATTGCCTTCTACATTGAACAGTCTTGGTATCATTGAAAAATACATTGAGCCATACCTAGGTGATGCAGAAGTAATAAATTTTTACTATACAAAATTTTCAACAAAAACATTTAACTATACCAAAGCAACCACCAGCAATGGTACAAACGCATACAAATGGCAAAAACAAAGTGGTAGTACAGGTTATTTGATTTCAGGTGTTGCAAATAGTGTGCAACGAGTGTCAACTGGTGCTTCAGGAAACTTGCGTTATCTTAAAACAGGCAGTTTGTGTGAATTTATTGTAGACACCAGCACAGACAAAAACTTTGTTGAAGGAGAGGTCAGCAGTATTTCTGTTGTCAATCAAGGTTCAGGATATTCAACTGTAACAGTTGATATAATTGGAGCAGGCACAGGTGCAACTGCAACTGCAACTGTACAGAGTGGTGCTATCACAGGTATCACAGTAACTAACCCAGGCTCAGGATATGATGAATTTACAGTGGCAAAGATCACTGATTCAGGTGCAGGTGCTGGCTGTAGCGTAAAAGTAAACGTAGGCAGTTTAGAAACCATATGGGCTAGAGTTACAAATGTAGTGGCAGATGGCTTGGGTGCAAATGACACCAATGGCAACAGCACAGGTATAAACGAAAATGGTCTTGGAGCAATAGTTTTTAACAAAGAGGTTAGCAACAATGCAAGATTGAGAGCAGTATGGCCTGTGTGGAATACAAGATTTAGTTCTGCAGAAAAAACAGCAATTAGTTCTGCACTATCATTGAATCAAACGTTTGGCTTACGCTATGACACACTTAACAGCAAATGGGAAGTGGTAACAACAAATAATATACCTAGCAGTACCAAAACAAACAATGCAGTCAGCAACTGGAGTTTAACCAATGCTGGAGATACCAGTGGTGCAAACTTGGATCAAAGTTGGATTCTAAGATGCGATTACTCCTCTCTACGTAGAAGATTTATGGCTAGAACCGTACAGTATGTTTTTGAAACTGAAGGTAGCACAAAATTTTATAACAGCAATGAACGTTTAAAACTAGATGCTATCACTGGTAAACCAAAAAGAGATAATATCAAAATACTTAAAATTAATAACAAGTCAGGCACCAGTGTTGCACGGTTAGGAACAGATTATACATTTTACTTTTATGGAAACTTTATTGAAAAAGATGGACACACAGATCCTAAAAAAGTTAGACTTACACTAGGTAATCCTGACAATGGCAACTTACCAGATATTCCTGATGCTTTTACAAAAGTTGTTGGCAGTGATACAATTACACTAGGTACAGTCAAAGAAGATGGATATGATTATACAAGATATTCAAGTACAGGTAGCACAACTGCCAGTGGTAGAACAACACTTGATTTTAGATATCAGCATGTTGCAACCACAGATAAAAGAATAGATCCAGCATCTACTAACATAATGGATGTATTTGTGTTAACACAATCCTATCACACAGACTTTAAAAATTGGGTAAACTCAACGAGCCAATCTGAAAATACTAAACCATTACAGCCTAGTATCGACGATTTACGAAGACAATTTTCAACTTTAGAAAACAAGAAAAGTGCAAGTGATACCATAGTGTACAGACCAGTCAAATACAAAGTACTGTTTGGAGATTATGCTGATTCGGCCTTGAAAGCAACTTTCCGTGTTGTTAAAGTGCCTGGTACTAGCATGACTGATACAGAAATACGAAGTACTGTAATAAATGCTATCAACATTTATTTTGATCCAACTCGCTGGGAGTTTGGAGAAACTTTTTATTTTACAGAACTAAGTGCGTACATTCATCAATCATTGGCAGGTACGGTTGCTAGTTTTGTTATTGTACCACAAGACACAGAAAGTGTATTTGGTAGTTTATTTCAAATCACATGTAACAGTGATGAATTGTTTATCAATGGAGCAAACACAAGCCAAGTTGAAATTGTAGATAACTTGTCTAGATCTAATTTACAGAGTACAACAGGTAGTTTTATTAATAGCTCAGAAACCAGTGGCGTTGCAACAGGATTGTACAGTTCAACATCAGGTGGTAGTGGACTAGGCAGTGGCAATAGTGGAGGTAGCTCCGGTGGTGGCGGGAGCAGTTACTAATGGCTGAAGATTATAGTGCAAAGTCGGTAAAAGAACAATTACCTGGCAACCAGCCTGGTAAAATTAAAAAAGTAGAAGAAATCAAAAGTTCTGATTATCTACCTCAGTACCTTAATACCACAGTAAACAAAAAACTATTACAAAGCACACTAGATCAAATGATCAGTAAAGCATCATTTGAAACTCTAGACAACTGGGTTGGTAAAATCAAAGGTGGCCATCACAATAAAGACAAAGATCACATGGTAGGCACCAGTGACACAGCCAAACGTTTTTACAATGGTTCTCCTGGATTGGTTGTTAAAAATCCAGCTCTCACAGATTCTATCAGTGAAATTTACACATACACAGACATGCTGTCTGACATTGATAATTTAAATTATGAAGGTAATAGACCCAATGGGTCAAACTTTGGATACACCTATTCACCACCAATTGACTATGATAAATTTGTAAACTACTCAAACTATTATTGGTGTAAAGATGATCTACCAGTTATAAATGTAAAACCTAATACAAACTTTGATCCAGATGATATGCTAGGACAAACTCGCTACAAACTTACCACAAGCGATATAGGTGATATTGATTTTCTAAGCGGAATGAAAATTAAATTTGCACCTGAAGTCACAGAAAACTTTACAAGCACATCTGTCAACTTATCAATTTCTGGTGCCACTGGTGCTAATCCTGTTGTGATTCAGACAAGTGCTAACCACGGATTAGCAGATGGTGAACTTATCAACATCACAGGTGTAGTTGGTATGACACAATTGAATAACAATGTGTATTACATTGATGTACTAACACCAAACACATTTGCTCTGTACACAGATTCAGGATTAACTGCAAGTGTCAACGGTACAACCTACACAGCATATTCATCAGGTGGTACAGCAAAAACAGGTGGCAAGTTTACACTAGCAAACACAGGTTATTCGTTGGTTGTAGTATTGGTTGGTGGAACAAGAAAAACTGTTACCACTCATTATGCAATTAACAGTACAGCATTAACATTCACACATGGCAATTTTCCAGACACCGGAGACATTGTGGAAGTGTTACACTTTAGAATGACTGATATAAATTACTATGGTAACACTTACATAGTTCATAATGTAGGCGATTCAATTGAATTGATGCAAACACAAGATGAAAATGGCAAAACCATACTCAGCAGAATGATGTTGTATAGTGTGCATCAACCAAGTGGATTTGATATGGATCCGCTGGACGATAAACCTTATGATTACACAGAAATTGAAAACAGAAGACATGAATATGTTTGTATGGAATCAAATGCCATGGATGCCAATGCATGGAGCAGAGTAAATCAATGGCAACACTATAATGCTATTGTTGAATCTTGTCGCCTAACTGGAGAAGATTTTACAACTTATGCTTCAGATTCTAATAGAGCAAAACGTCCTATCATTGAATTTGAAAAAGATATAATTCTATACAACTATGGTGGTCATCCAACTGTTGGACAAAAGTATCCTTATCATACACGCAATGTAGATTTTATAACAAAAAGATTTACAGGCACAGATATTATAGGTCAAACCAATTATAACTTTTTCACTGGTGTTGTTGATTGGTCATCAGCTACAGAATATGCTATAGGTGATGTAGTAAGAGAGTTAGTGGGCGGAAGTTATTGGTATTTTGAATCAAAGGTAGCCAAGAACCTAGACAATGATCCATTAGATGCAGACTTGGTTGTAGACACAACAAATTGGAAAAGAGTGTACGACAAAGGCATTCAAGACAATGATACCATACTGTTTTTAAACACAGGAAATACAACATATGATAATAGAGTATTTAGAGTCAGTGGTGTAGGTTCAGCCATTGCTCTACAGCAGGTATTAGATCCTACATACAATGATAAAGTACACACAATCATGGGTCCAACATACCCAGAAAATTATAATGGTCCTGACCTAGTGTATTATGATGGTGAATGGACCAGACCACAGCAAAAAGAAAGCAAAGGTCAAGCACCAAAATTTGATCTGTTTGATTCTAGCAACAATGAAATTGCCACGCATTATGCAAACAATGATTTTGAAGGCAGTACAATTTTTAACTATGTTATTAATTCAGCCGCCACTGAAGACACAACACTAGGGTTTCAAGCAAAATACAATTCAATTGCTGGTGCCAGTGAACTGATGTTTGAACACCCATTGGTATCAAAAACTTATCAGTATGATTTAAACACAAATCCTAAGGATATTACAGGCTTGATGTATTTTGCTAAACGTACAACTGCCAATGATAACACAACAACTTATGCAGAAGGTTTTTTACGAGCCCAAAATTTGGACAAAACATATTATGCAACAGAAACCGCAGTGGTAACTGTTGACGATGCAAACACAGCCACAATACCGGTAGGACAAAATCATATACAAAAACATGCTGATGAATTTATTTTTTCATACATGCAAAACAAATGGACCGTGTTTGAAAAAGATCAAGACACTCCTAAAAACTATCATGGACTTGTAGGATTTAATCCAAATGTATATTTGTTTGCAGGAACAACTGTAACCATACGTAAAGATTATGATAGCACAGAAACAGATCTAACATTTGTCAAAGAAACAGATGGCACCACATCTGCTCCTGGTATCACAGTAACAGACAATGGCGCAACACTCAGCGTTGCTATTGATTCAAATAGTGCAAACTATGATAGAGTGTGCAAATACAAAGCCAGTGGATCTGGATCAGGTGCTATGGGCAAAGTGTACATTGTAGACGAAGACACAGGCTATGCCGGAAATGCCGGCAGTTTTATTCAGTTCAAACATACTGTTTACAAAAACGGAGAAAGAACAGAAAATTATACGCTGGGTGCAGAAAATGTGATTGTTGGTGATCTTGATGTTGGTGATGTAATTGAATTGCGTTATGCTCCTAAAGGTGCAAAACAAACAACCAGCAACTGGGCAACAGGCATTAATTTCCAATACAATCCAATTGGTACTGTGCTAGGTGAACATACACATGCTGACCTACGCAGACATTTTGGCGATAAAATTAGCAGTCTACCAGGCGAACATGCAAGTGTAGGTGGGGTTAGCAATTATTATGTCAGCAGTAAGCAAACTGATTTTGGCGGGACTATATTACAAGGTAACCCTGCACAGAACATATCACAATACATCAAAGAAAACAATAGAAATACTGTGCTTGGTATTCGCAATGTAATGAACGATTATGATCGTTTTAAAAATCAATTGGTTAACAAAGCCAAGCAGGTAAGCAATACAGACACATTCACAACCACTAGAGAATTATTCAATGAAACTATGAATCAATTGAATGTAGGTAGAAATAATACATTTAGATATGCTACATCAGGTATGTGTTTCTTTTACAACTGTAAAAAACAGGACATCACAGTATCAGATACCACTGTAGAATTTTTCTTAGAGAACACAGAAAACTATGATTACACAACCACAAATTGTGAAGATCATGTGTACGTATATCTTAAAGATTATGATGCTAGTGTTTCTGCTTATGTAGAAAAGATGTTGATAAGAGACAGAGATTACACATTAGACGGAAACAAACTTACACTTTCTTCTGCTGTGAATTTAAATGCAAACGTACCAGCAGTATTATCCATAGACTATTACAGCAAATATGGAAACAGTTTTGTTCCTTGGTCAGCATGTAAACTTAATTTCCTTCAACCAGTTGAACCAGAAATAGATGCAGGTGGTACGATATTAACTGGACATGATGGTGCTCAAATGACAGTAACCAGTGCTGAAACGGACAACTTATACAGACCACAAGAGGTAAACTATGATGTTACCACTGCAATACTTTGGGAACTTGAAAAACGAGTGTATGCAGGTTTTGTTCAGGTACGCAACTACAATGATGTAAAAGAATTTAATCCAAGACATCCAGGCGGATACATACACGGACAAGGCACACGCACACAATGGGCCAAAAATTACAGAGCTGTGTTTGAATATTGGTTAGACAGCAACAATAAAGAATATCCAAGTTTGGCTTCTGGTGGTGCGGCAAACTACAGTAACCAAACTGATTCAGACGGTGTTACGCTACCTGGAACACAATCTGGTGTAATTGAATACTATTGTGGAACTGCTGATCCTCTGAATAACCCATGGGAAATGTTAGGCTATAGAAGTCGTCCAACATGGTGGAATTCAAACTATGATTGGAAAGATTCTGCAAATGGTGGTAGTGATGCCAAACGAGCCGCCTTGTTGGTAGCACTCAACAAAGGCATGTACACAAATCCAGCGGGCACAGAGCGAACAGATAGAAAATATGTGGTAAAACAACCAATTGGAAACTTGATTACCGTGGCAGGAGTTCAACAAGATATTGTTACAGCAGGTTGGGCCACAGCAGGCGTTACAACAAAAGATTTTGTTATCGGTGATGGTACAGTAGCAGAAGATGAATTTAAGAAAACAAGTGCGTATAAATTTGCACTAGTAGAAGCAGGATTTAGAAATGCACCTCACACATTTTGGCAACAGTTCCATGATCCAAGTAGTGTTATACCTAACAATATTATTAATAACAAAACAAAATCTCGTCCTGCTGTTACTGATCCAGTTTATGGATCACCAATTAACAAAGGCACATTAGATAAAATTACTGTAACCAATGGTGGTGTAGGATACAGTTCATCTCCTACTGTTACAGTTACAGGTGACGGCATTGGAGCAACAGCGGTAGCAATCGTATCTGGTGGTGTAATCAAAGGCATTAAAATAACCAATGGCGGATATGGATACAACAATGCTGGTTTAACAATCACAGACACAACAGGTTCTGGTGCTGTTACTACTGTTTCAGTTAAAAAAGGCAGTATATACAGAACAACAGGACTATTGGCATTGATTTGGTTACAGAACACATCATCACAATTTACTGTAGATATACATGCTAGAAATCAATTAACTTCAGCACAGCCAGTCATTAACGTAGAAGGTTATACAGATAAAAATATTATACGAGTAAGAACACTAGGTAATAGTGTCAAGTCTCCATTTGTAATGCAAGACAACGATATAGAATTAGCTCTGCACAAAAGCTCTGCAAAAGTAAAATTTAATTTCAGTGCAGTTAAAATAGTTAAACTATCAGGCGGTTATCGAGTGTCAGGTTTTGAACCTGATAAAAAATATTTTGAGTATTTCAATGCAAATCAAGGCAGTACAACAACCATAACTTACGGAAGTCTATCTGCTGACATATTTGATAAATGGGATTCTAGAGCAACTCCAGAGCAAATCGATTATGATTACCTGTTTACAAACATAGGAGACCTGGCTAATTTTGTTGCAGGAAGAACAGAATGGTTAATCGACAAAGGGCTTAAAACATTTAACTATCGTGGAGTTGTAAACTCATTGCTGGAATGGGCCTCAACAGCATCGCTCAACAGTATATATTTTGCACATGGAGGCAATGACTTATTATTCAAAGACAGCCTTGATAGATTCTGTGACAGTATATTCACAACAAATAAAACTGTACTGGTTGAAGATAGAACAGAAACATCAAAAACTGCTGAATCGCAACTGAGTAATATTAAAGCAACTAGAAACACAGACGGAACAAGAATTTACACAAACGATGGTCTAGCAATTCTAAGAATGAGTATTAATTTTGTACAATGGGAACATCTCATTGTGTTGGAAAATAAAACCACATTCAATGACATTGTGTATAGACCAGACATAGGTATGGGATTTGAAACATATAAACTAGAAGGTAGAAGAACAATCAATTGGACAGGTGATCCTAGCACAAAAGGTTACCTAGTAGAAAATACAGGACTAAGACAAAACTATGATTCAAGTGTTAGAGAAGTTGAAGATGATTATTTTGTGATTGACAGTAATGCATTGAATTCAGAAAAGCGAAAAATTGCACAAACATCCATTGGATATAATAAACCTGAATGGGCACAAGAACTGCCTGTGTCTGAAGATAACTCATTTGATTTTTATCGTAGTGCTATTGCCACTAAAGGTACAAAAGAAAATTTAAAATCATTGAGCAGGCACGAAGAAGTTGTAAATTCTGCCACAGACTCTTTTGATATCAATGATCAATGGTTGTTAAAATCAAGCAACTTTGCTGGTAATAATAGAACACATATTGAACTAGAATTTAATGATGATCTAGTTCAAGGTAATCCACAGGGTGTGAAAATTAAAAATGATGGTAATGCTGATAATCTTAATGATGAAATTCTAACACTACAGCAAGACGACAAAAGACTTGTAACCAAACTTACATCACCTAATCAGTTTACATTGGGCAACAACTACTATTACCAAACTGATAGCACATTTACAGAATTTGATGATTGGTTAAAGAATGCAGGCTATCCGTTAATAACTGAAGTAGATGAACAGGCACTAACAATCGATGATATATCAACATTATACGACGAAACAAAAGATTATGCAACCATTCTTGCATGGGATAACACAACCAGTTACAAGCTGGGCGACAAAGTGCGATACCAGGAATATGTGTATCAATGTAATGTAGATGCTACAGGCTTCGATACAACAAGAAATCCAATCACATGGAATGGTACTGTAAACAATCCGGTGTTACTACCAGGCGGTACACTCGTGATTGACAGTAACACAATCAATTTAACTAATCCTGTTACCACTGTTACTTACAACGCCATCGATGTTACATCAAATGCATCACCTGTTGTAAATGGTGGAGACACATTGATACTAGACGGAATAACAATTACATTTGCAAAATCTGAAACAACAACAACGTATCCAGACTTTGCTGTAGCAGGTAGCACAGTTAATCCATCCATTGTAGGTAGTGCCACAAAAACATTGATTATTAATGGTACTACTGTAACATTCAATGACACAGAAGCAATCACAGTTAACAGAGATTGGAACTACTGTGTTGGAGATCAAATGACCAGTGCAACTGTTTCAAGTGTAACGGCCGCAGATAGAATTACAGCCTGGACAAATTTAAGAAATTCACTTCAAAGTGTGTATGGTAACGCTTCTACTAGAACAAAACTTGACACTTACTTGAACGCCAGTGAAGCAGGTTTTGATACAAGTGTGCTGGTTACTGAACATGGTGCAACTGGTAACGCCACACTACAAGGACATATTTTAACATTCCTTACACAAGATGTAACCATAATTAACGAAAAAGCAGGAACAAGTTATGTGACTGCAGATGTTTTAAGTGGCTCAACTCCTGTAAATGGAGCAGATGAGACAACCACACAAAATGCATTTAATTTAAGCACATACACAGATGATATACATGTTTGGTTAACAGCATCTGCAAACGATTCTACTGCTATATCCGGCACTATTATTGTTATGTCAGAAGCAGACACACAGTTTAAAACGTATTCAGCAACAGAGATTGTAAACAAAATTACCTCTGCAGGTATTACAAATGTTACAGCATCTTTGGTAAGCAATCAACTTACAATAACAAGAGGTGGTAGAACAGCTAGTGACAAAGATCTAACCATTGGAGCAGGCACAGGCAATGCAGAAGTTGACAACGCTGGTACAACATTCCCATCAAGTGGAACATTAACCCACGTAGGATCTGATAACACAACAACATCAACTACGGCGGCACTAACTGTCGCTGAAGTTGTACAGCAAATCAATGATGCAGGTATTACCAACGTTGGTGCAGTAGTACAAGACACAAACAAAGTTAAAGTTTCAAAAACAACATCATCTTCAGATCCTAACTTAACTGTGGCAGGTACGGCTGTAGCAGATCTGTCAGGTGGATTTACCACAGGTACTCTTACTGCAACCACCACAACATCAACTTCACAGGCAAGTTTAAGTGTAG